CTAGAAAAATAGTAGCTTTTATTATTGTCCTTTTGGTTGTTATTATTCATGTAAAATGGTTAACACTAGGTAATCTAACACAATTAGAAATGGTTTTAACAATTGATTATAGTTTTATAGCTGCATTATTTGGTATGACAACTTATCATGCGATTAAAAACAAAAACTCAAAAGAAATACCACCAAAACAAGAACCTACGATTGAAGAAACACCAGACGAACCTAGTGAACAAAACTAAAAATAAAAGAGGACCTATAATGGGTCCTCTTTAGTGTCTACAACTATCAAGCTTATCTGCTTGGTGGTGGTGGTGGTGGTGGTGGTGTAGTACCTTTTGGTTTTCCGCATCCGCATCCCATGTTTTCTAAGAATTAAAAGTATGTTATTATTTATCTATAAATACTTTACTATAACAAAATAATAAATATATTTATACTATGTTCAAACTTAAATATACTATATCAATATTAGATAGTAAATGGCAACCAATAAAAAGGAACCTAAAATTATCTATTATCCCTAGAATTAATGAATACATTTTTCTAAATGACCAATACCATAAAGTAATCAATGTGGTACATACATTCAATAAGACTCAAGATGTGTTCTTGATTATTGAAGAAATAGTACAAGAAATTAGTGTTGATAATCAACAAGTTACAGAATAAATTAAAAATAAATTAAAAATTACTTGACACGGGTGTGTTTTTGTTGTATATTTGCATATATATTAAAACAAACGTTCTTTACTTATTATAAAAATTATCTAAAAAGGTGTGTTCAGCAAACGAACAAAAACTACAAATTCTAAGATGGAAGAGTCCAGTCTCTATACACAAAAAAGCAGTCACTTAGGTGTGGTTGTTCGTTGAATAAAACTGAACATGTTGTGAGGGCATGTAAAATCTACTACCATGTACACGTTAGTCATGTAAAATAAAAACGAACTTACACCTTGAGATAAGATATTGACAAAAGAATCATTACAGCAATTAAACTCTACTATATAAAGAAAAAAAATTGATTCTGGTCAAACTCGGTTAGTAGTATTAGGGAAATACATCGTCCATGGAGGACGAAGAAAAATGGTTCGAATCCATTATAACCGACATATTGCGACATGGAGCAGTGGTCAGCTCGCAAGGCTCATAACCTTGAGGTCGGGGGTTCGAATCCTTCTGTCGCTAGATAATCGTATTAACTCACTTGCACGTAGTGATTATTGCACACCTAATGTTGGGTGACTAAGAAGTTAATAAAAAAAAAATGACTAAACAAGAGATGATTACTAGAAATAGTAATGAAAGAGGTTATGTTGTTGATGAAAACGGTATTGTTACAAATAACAACGGTAAATCAATATCATTGAGTAAAACTAAAAAGGGTTACTTATCTTTTAATATTAGATTAGAGAAGGGGTTAAACCCAACTAGGTCTTTTGTTCATAAACTTCAAGCTTTTCAAAAATTTGGTGATATTATTTTTGGCGAAGATATGGTAGTTAGACATTTAAACGGGGTATCAACGGATAACTCATATGAAAATATCGGGATTGGAACTCAAAGTGAAAACATGTTAGATATACCTAAAGAAAAAAGGGTGTATACTGCTAGTAAAGCTAATTTGAAATACAATCATCATGATATTATTAATGATAGAAATAACGGTTTTAGTTTCACTGAACTAATGGTTAAATATGACATATCTTCAAAAGGTACTATATCATATATAATTAAAAAATCATTGGAATCAACCAAATAAAATATTGTGATATGGTGTAAGTGGTTGCATAATGGGCTCATAACCCGAAGGGCTGGTTCGACTCCAGATTCGCTACTAAAAAGAATAGATTCAGCAAACACAAGGTTAAATTAAAATTTGCATAAATTTAAATGAAAGGGTTCAATTCCCAAATTCTATTCTGAAACATTAAAAACTCATCATTATGGTGGGTTTTTTTTATTTATAAAACTTGCATAATCAAAATAATTTTTGTATATTTGTATATGGAAAAATTATTAAATAGTCAAATAGCAAAATACGTCTTATATTTTATTATGTTTAAGATATGGGCTTATTTTCTTGGTTTTGAGACAATCATGTTGATGATTGGTGCTTATATTCTTGTAGATATTGAATTTTACGACAAAAATAAGGATAAAGATGGAAAAGTTAACTAGTGAAAATGTTGAGTCGTTTATTTACGACTACCCAACCAAACATATGCAAGGATTCTTGGGTAGTGAGATAATGACTATCTTAGAAAAACATGAGATTGATAAAGATAAGTTCTTTACAGCTTTGGGTGTGAACACAGTGATGGTGATTGATGGTAAATTTGTTACATATCATTGTGATATACTAAAAGGGTTACGTTGTGTAATCGAGAATAGAGAACAAACTTTTGAAGAGTGGGATTAAATTTAAAAATGTAATAAGATGGAATTAGGAGAAAAATTATTTAAACAATTTTTAGGTATAGAAATAAAACCTAAGTTGCTCATTATCGGGCATATGAGACATGGAAAAGATAGTCTAGCTGAATTATTGAATATTGAATTCGGTTATACATTTGAATCTTCTTCTCAATCAGCAGCAAACATATTCTTATATGACTTGTTGAAAGATAAGTACGGATACTCAACACCAGAGGAATGTTTTGAGGACCGAGTAAATCATAGAGAAGAGTGGTATAAAGCTATTTGTGATTACAATAAAGATGATAGAGCAAGATTAGCCAAAGGTATCTTAGAACGTTCTGATTGTTATGTAGGGATGCGTGATAGAGAAGAGATTGAAGAATGTTTGAAACAAGGTATTTTTGATTTGGTGGTTTGGGTTGATGCTTCAGATAGATTACCAGCAGAGGATGCTAGTTCATTCAATATTGATAAATCATGTGCTGATATCATAATTGAAAACAATGGTACTCTTGAAGAGTTTAAAGCCAAGGTATCTAGATTTGGGAAAACTTTATTAAAATAAACTTGCATAATTAAAAAACTTATAGTATATTTGTATTATAAGATTTGATTCTATGATGTAACGGCAGCGTAACGGTCTCTAAAACCGAGTGTGAGGGTTCGATTCCCTCTAGAATCACAAAAAGGATTTACCTTTTTTAAAAAAGTAATATATTTATATAAAAACAAACAAGATGAACAATTAGGTTTCAAAATTAAGAGTAGTCTCTAGAAGAGATTTATCATTAGGTACCCAAGCCTTACAATCTGGTCATGCTGCTATTGATTTCCAATATCAATACCCAAACATAGGGTCAGAGTGGCAAAACAAATCAAATTATTTGGTGTTTTTAACTGTAGCCAACGAACAAGAGCTATATAAGTTAATCGACAAGGCTGATTCTAGAGGAATCAAGTACACTATCTTTCGTGAACCAGATATCCATAATGAAATTACCGCAATAGCTTTTGAACCATCTGATGCTAGTAAGAAAATTACTAGTTCATGTCCTCTATTGGGTAAAAATAACAACAATTAAAACATATAAATTATGAATTAGATTAAAGCACCGCCTTAAGTTTATATCAACATAGACACTTACATAGTCAACTTGGCTATGTCTACGAAAATTATAAAATAAACTTAAAAACATAGACAAAATGAAAACTCAAGAACAAAAAGAACAAGAAGTATTGAATTACTTCGATAAAACATCACAACACTTATTTGTAACTAATGATGGTGTTATATTTAAAATAATAACGTTTAAACACGAGGATAAAACTTATTACTCTAAGTTGGTAATAAACAAAGGTAAAGCTACTATAACAACCAGACAACCATTTCAATGGGGTATGGGTCTTAAGCAATCATGGAAGCATACATTCTTCCCAGACTATTTAGAGATAAAAGCCATAAAGCACTTTAATAAGTTCAGAACAATTGAATTTAACTTGTTTTTTAGATTATCACCAGACAATGAAAAGAATCAAGATAGTCTAGATAAATTGATTGAAATGTATAAGTTTTTTGAAGAATAAACAAAATAATGGAAAAGAGAGGATATACCTCTCTTTTTTGTTTTATATAGTATATTTATGAGTATGAAGAATTACATAAAACAGTTATTAAGAGAAAACCTATTAAGTGAGAAATTAACTGATGTTGATACTGATGTTGATATGTTATATAATAGTTTTTTTAAAGATGATGTTGAAGAATTTAAAAACACTGGTATTTTCACTAGAAAAATGTTTGATTATAACGAAACAACCACATTTATATTACAGAGTCAAGAAGCTAAACAAGCACATCTTTTAAATCCATGTAAAATAATAATTAATAACGGTAAAAATTTTTATGACCCTAATAAAAAGATAATTGGTGTTGGTGTTAATGATAGTGCGGTTAATTATATATTAAATAATCATGAAGGTGATTTTAAAGCAGCTGTTGATTCTCTATATGATGTCCCATCACAACAAAACAATTTAACTAAAGAATTTAATGAGGAAAAATTAAAAGGTTCAATACACCACGAATTAGCTCATTGGATTGATGACACAATGAATAACCAACACCTTAATAAAAGGGTTAATAAACAAATAGCCTTAAAAAGGAGTGATTTAGGTGGTATTCCAGTCAACGCATCAAAAATGGAGATTCAAGGTCAAATTCACAATGTAAAACAATTACATAATAAATATAAAGACATGTGGGATGAAATTACTTTTCATAAACTCTTATCACTTTCAATATCACTAAATACAGTATATAAAGAACTATCTGGTGATGTTAGGAAACAATGGGTTAGAGACCTTAAAACAAGAATGGCTAGAGAAGGCTTATTAGGTAAAAAAATGTATTATTAATATGAAGAATTATATAAAACAATTATTAAGAGAGTCATTAATTAATGAAGAATATTCTAATGGTATGTTATATGGGTATCACGTAACATCTTTAAAAAATTGGGAAAACATAAAAAATAATGGACTTGTAGTTGGTGGTAGAGCTATGCAAGGTAAAGGTCTTTATGGTTTTTATGATTATAATCATGCTATTAGATATGGTATGAAAGGTGAGATTTCAGAACCTATTATCATCAAGTTTGAGATAACAAACCCATCTAGATTTATCATATTAAATATGGGTATTGCTAAAGAAGTTTTTGGGTCAGATGAATATCATTTATATAATCAAATAGAACAATATTTTTATGGTGGTTTTGAAACTTTTTATGAAGAAGTTAAGAAAGCAAACCCAAGCATGAGTATTGATGAATTAAAGAATATTTTAAATCAAATAGAAACAGATAATTCTGAAATGAAACAAAGAACTTTTGTTTTTTCTTTAATTCCTAGTACTTTGAATGATAAATTAAATATCATTTGGGATGGTAATTATGGGTTAGAATTCAGAATAAATAGAGTTGAATTAGCTAAAGTTGTTGGTTATAAAACACTAACTGATGATTCAGAAGTTAATATTAATATATTTGATAAAATTCCAGATACTGAAGAATTTAAACCATTGATTGATTTATTAAAATCAAACACTAATTTGGATACGATTGGTAAAGCTTATAAATTTGCAAACGAAAAGTATGATTCTGTTAGGGATATTAAAGAGTGGGAATTTTATGAGAAAATAATAAATCTAATAAATAAATTAAAATAACCATTAAAAAATTTGCATATATGTAATTTGTTTTATATCTTTGTTGAAACAAATTTAGAAATATATGAAAAAGTTAGCTTTATTATTGTTATCAACAATAACATTATCAGTATCTGCACAAGATACATTAGTATCAAATTCAGACTCATTAAAAACACGTGAATTATATCACGTAACTATCACTGGTGTTAGACCCATTTCTAAAACACCAATATCTCAAAAAACACTTACAAAAGATGACATAACCAAAACCTATCAAGGTCAAGAGATGTCATATATCATAACCAATACACCATCAATAATAACACAATCAGATGGTGGTCAACCTAATGGATATACAACATTCAGACTTCGTGGTATTGACCAAACTCGTATCAATATGACACTTAATGGTGTTCCATTGAACGAACCAGAAGACCAAGGTGTTTATTTTAGTAACTACCCTAACTTTGCATTGAATATTAAATCATTACAAATACAACGTGGTGTTGGTACATCATCTAATGGTACTGCCTCATATGGTGGTAGCATCAACTTTGAATCACAAAATGGTTTACAAAAACAAACCATGGCTCAAATTGGTTACGGGTCATTCAACACTCAAAGAGCCAACGCAACATATTCTAGTGGATTATCAAAACGAAAATTAGCGTTGTTTACTAGCTTATCTGGATATAAATCAGATGGTTATAAGTATAACTCTGGTGGTAGTGGTTATTCTGGGTTCTTATCTGGTGGATACTATGGAGATAAAAACGTAATTAAGTTTACTGGTTTTAGTGGTCGTTCATTAAACCAAATGGCTTGGTTAGCTGTATCTGAATCAGACATTAAATTAGACCCTAGAACGAACTATAATGCCAAAGGTGAAGATGATGACTTCACACAAAGCTTTGGTCAATTACAATACATTAGAAGCATATCAAATAAGTCTAGTTTAACAACGACTGCATACTATAATAGACTTGATGGTTTATGGGGTATGTTTGTTGACCCAACAACACTTATGAAGTTTAAACTAGCATCTAACTTATATGGGGTAATGTCTAACTATAACTACACCACCAATAAGTTATCTTTTAACATGGGTGTGCATGCTAACACATATGATAGAACACATGGGGGTGTTATAGGGGGTAGTACTCTATATACCAATACTGGTACCAAGGTAGAATACAGTGGGTATACCAAATTAGCCTATACCTATGGGAAATATACACTATATGGTGATATACAAGCTAGACATGTAGGTTTTTCTTATGTAGGTGATGTATCCATGACACCATTACAGTGGTTTTTCATAAATCCTAAAGGGGGTGTTACTTATACTAAGTCAAATAAGGTAAATTATTATGTATCTATAGGTAAAAGTCATCGTGAACCAACAAGAACAGACATGTTTGGTGGAAATGACAACCTAGGAACACTTAATATCATCACACCAGAGCAAGTTTTGGATTATGAATTAGGTTCTAACGTTAAATTAGGTAAATTATCATTACAATATAATGGATATGTTATGGATTTTAAGAATGAAATCACTTTATTAGGTGCTTTGGGTGGAAATGGATTACCACTTATGACAAATGTTAGTAAAAGTTTTCGTTCTGGGATAGAAATTGACTTAAATTATCACTTAACCAAAGAAATTTCACTTACAAATTCATCAAATTACTCTTATTGTCGTATAAAAAATGGTTCAGAGACGTACCAACCACTATATACTCCTAGTTTAATTGTGAATCAAGGTATAACTTATAGTAAAAAAGGTTTTATTATAGGGATACAAGGTAAATATGCTACTAAATCATACATAACATCTGATAATAGTATGACTATACCACAGTATTTAACCATAAACGCTAACCTAGGGTATACCTATAAGAACTATAATGTGTCTATACAAGGTATAAACCTTACCAACAAGAACTATTACACTAGTGGGTATGGTATAGGTGGTGATAGATACCTATATGTTAATGCACCATCATCATTTTATATAACAATAAAAGCAACACTATAATGAATCCATTAGAAATAATAGCAACCATAGCAACAATCATAGGTGTATTGTTGACTACAAAACAAAATGTATTGGTTTGGCCAATAAGTATCGTTAGTGTAGTATCATTAATACTCTTATATATACAGAATGGTATATATGCACAAGTATTCTTGCAAAGCATATGTTTAATACCATGTATAGTAGGTTGGATTAACTGGGGTAAGGAGGAAGTAGTACCTATAAAGGTGTTATCTAGAGATAAGATACTATATGATGTATCAATCTTTATACTACTAGGGTTATTATTCGGATATAGTGTGTTGGTAGTAGGTACTACTATACACCCTATTGTAGTATTGTTAGATGGGGTTACTGCATTCATCGGATTGTTAGCTAATTGGTATTTAACCAAGAAAATACTACAAGTGTGGAAAGTTTTCATGGTATATAATGTGTTTATCATGATGCTTATGTATTCACAAGGGTTATATTTGATAGTAGGGTTGAATATAACATTATTTTTATTATCAATTAACGGTTATAAAACATGGAAAAGAGATTTAACAAAGGTTTAGTACTAGGAAAGTTCATGCCAGTACACAATGGTCATCTACATTTGATAGATACAGCTATTGAACAGTGTGAAATTGTTTATGTAATGGTTTGTTCATTGGAATCAGAACCAATAAACGGAAAATTACGTTGGTCATGGTTACAAATGATATACCAAGGATATAAAAACGTTAAAATTATACATTGTGAAGATGAAAATCCACAAAAACCAGAAGAATGTTCTTCAGTTGATGAATTTTATCATGAATATTGGTTACCAAGTGTGTTTAATCGGATAAATTCTTTAGATGTGGTGTTCACATCAGAAGAATATGGTGAAGAATTTGCTGAATATTTAGGTGTTGAACATATTTTGGTTGATTTGGAACGAAAAAAACATCCAGTATCTGGTACTTTAGTAAGAAATGATGCATTTGCTATGTGGGAACACATTCCAGATGTGGTAAAATCATTCTTTACTAAGAGAATAGTGGTAGTAGGACCAGAATCAACTGGTAAAAGCACCCTATTAAAGAACTTGGCTACCCATTATACATCTACTTATGTAGCTGAGTATGGTAGAACGTATACAGAATCGTTTAAACCATCTATGGAACTAGGTATAGATGACTTCTATGAGATAGCTGGACAGCATAATGATATACTACTAGAAACACATATGAACATTGAAAGTAAGTATCTGTTTGTAGATACAGATGCTATAACAACAAAGTTGTTTGGTGAGATGTATATTGATGGATATAAAGACCCTAGGGTTGATAGAATCATAGACCATCAATGGTTCGATTTATACTTGCTTATGGATATTGATGTTCCATGGGTAGATGATGGTACTAGAGATTTCCCTAATGATAGACAACGACACTTCAATAAGATTAAAGCTGAATTGGATAGATTAGGTAAAAAGTATGTGTTGGTTAGTGGAGATTACGATGAAAGATTCGAAAAAGCAAAAAAAGAAATAGAAAAATTAGGATAATCCAAAAAGACGTTGTACCTTTGTATTATGGAAAGAATAAAATTTAACTTAGAAATACCTCAAGATATTAAACTGATTCATAAAATCTTTAAAGATAATGGATTTAAATTATTTATCGTTGGTGGTAGTATTAGAGATGCTTTATTGGGTAAAACACCTAAAGATTGGGATTTAGCTACTGATGCTATCCCAGATAAGGTTGAATCAATGATGGGAGAAAATGGTCTTAGAACCATAGCTACTGGTAAAGCATTCGGTGTCATCAACGTATTTACTGATACAGATGAATTTGAAATAGCCACTTTTCGTACAGATGTTGGTTCTGGTAGAAGACCAGATTCAGTTATTTTTACAACAATAGAAGGTGATGTTTTAAGACGAGACCTTACAATTAACGCATTATTTTTTGATTTAGATACATCTGAGGTAGTTGACCTTGTTGGTGGTATTGAGGACCTTAAAAACGGTATAATCCGTACTGTTGGTAACGCTGAAGATAGATTCAATGAAGACCGTTTGCGTATTCTTAGAGCGATACGATTTGCTGCTAGATTTAGCAACGGATTACATTCTGGAATTATAGATGCATTAAACAAGGATTCTAGATTAGGTGGTTTTCCGATTACAACACATTTCGATGGTTCTACAAGTTCTAACAATATATCAGCTGAAAGAATTCGTGATGAATTCCTTAAAGGACTTAAATCAGCCAATTCAACAATTTTCTTTTTAGAAATGCTGGATAGCTTTAACTTGTTTGATTGGATATTACCTAACATGGTAGTTAATAAAAAATTCATCGAAGACAAAGACCCAATCATTCAATTGGCTACATTATTGAAAAATCATAAATGGGGTAGTCTTATTAAAGATTTGAATAAACTAACATTCACATCCGTTGAGATAAAAGCTATAGAGTTTTTAACCGCACTACATAAATTAGATGTGGAATCAGCTGTAATTTTCAAACGTATATTTAAATTTTCTGGTGTGTCAAGTGACCAATTACGTAACTTCGGTAGTCGTGAGGGTATTTCATCTCAGTTGTTGGATGCGTTTGAAGAATTTGAATTAACTGTTAATGGTGATGAAGTGATGAAAGAATTCAATCTTAAACCTAGCAAAGAGTTGGGTGATAAGATTAGAGAATTAGAAACCAATAACTTTAAAAAACTTTTGGGTATATCTTGATTTATACCCGAAGGTTTAGTATATTTGTATAATAATAATTAAAACATAAATAATGGCAAAACCTTATTTTCACGCTCAAAGTTCCGCAAAGAAATACGGAGGTATTTGGGAAGATTACATGGAAATTCATGAATTCATGGATAGTTCTAAAGCAGCATTCCCAGATAATAGACATCGTGCTTTGACACATAACTCTTGGTTTATTGGTGTTGTGTTACCTAGAGTATTTGGTGAAACATTTAGAAGAAAATCTGACAACAAAATCGTATGTACTAGAGACATTGGTGAACAACATTGCTTGGAAGACTTTAAATTTAAGTTTATCCCATCAGCACAAGATTTCCTTCAAGAAATGGATTTTTTGCCATGGATGCAGAATGGAATGGGTGAACCACCAATAAGTCATAAGAAATTAACTGGTGATGAACCACTTAAAAAGAAAAAGACTCTATTGGTTGAGGATGAAGCACCTAGTATCAAACCTTCAACACCAGAACAAATAGAATTGGTAAATAAAGTCTTATCTGAACGTAAGATTGATAACGATAAATTGGATATTAAAACCATCACCTATGATGGTAATATACGACCTAACGGATTTGGTTTGGATAATGGTCAATCTATGATTGTAGATTAGTAATAAATTTAAAAACAAATATATGAGAAGCGAAAAATCAAAAGAGCTATTTGAACAAATAGCAAAAGGTAAAGAAGAAATCAGCAAGATTAAAGCTGAGTTGAGTACTAAAATAAAAGAAAATTTCCACGGTTTAGCTAAAGAATTGTTTCAAGGTTACCCAGAATTAAAATCATTCGGATGGAAACAGTATACACCTTATTTTAATGATGGTGAAGCATGTGAGTTCGAATCATTACACAACTATCCAACAATCAACGGAAATGATGAGAACTATGGTGAATCAGAACAAGAAGAAGGTGTGTTGGATATCGTTTCTTTAGGTAGCGAGACAGTATACCAACGTAATCTTGGTAATGTACCTAATCCAGATTTCAATCCTTACTACAAAGAGATTGTTGATACCGTAAAAGAATTCTTGAATCAGTTTGATGATGATGACATGGAAGATTTATTCGGTAATCACGTGGCAATCCATGTAACTGAAAATGGTATCGAAACGGAAGAATACGACCACGATTAAAAAATAATAAGAATATGGTGTTATCTAATGGTAACACCATATTTATTTTGTAAAAAACAAATACAATGGCAAAAATACTAGCTATCTATAATGACTCAATCCAAGAGGTGGATATTCAAGTTGATATTCAAGGGTTTATTATAATGACAAACAAACAAATGGAAGACTATGAAGAAATAGCTTCTAGTATAACATGGCCTTTTACCTATCAATTAGGTGAGTTAGAATTAGAATTCGGTAGTGGTGATGATTTATTAACTAGAATCGATTTCAAAGAAATATCAAATGATGAAGCCAAAACATTCAAACGATTATTCAATGATGAATTTGGTACCTTCATAACTGAAGATGAGTTACACAATATCATTGGTGATGAAGACTTGGATGATGAGTCTGATGATGATGATGATATATATGATGACGAAGATGATTTCTAATTTTTATTATCAACCATCTGGTAATCTATGTGGACCAACATGTATATTCATGGTTCACCAATTAAAACTTTACCCTAATGCAACAACATCTAAACCAGCAGCAGCAACAGTTGCTGAAGCTCAGCTTATAATTCCAGAAATTGGTGAGATTTGTGGAACTGATTGGATAGTTGGAACACCACCAGAAAGAATGGTAAAAGGAATGGGTTTTATGCGTTTAAGATTCATAGAGTTTCAATGTATGCCTAGACCATATGAGTTATTAAAAGGAACACTAGATAAAGGTTGTTTTGCGATACTTAGAACAATAACAAAAGGTGTTCCACATTGGATAGTTGTTGTTGGTTATACTGAATTAGAGTATATTGTATTTGACCCATGGTTAGGACCAATACAATACACTGAATCAGAATTAGATTCTGTTTGGTCACCAAGAGAATATCAATATTATGAGATAGCAAAATGAAAATAATAAATGGAATAAGAAATAATCAAATACCACTAGTCTTAAATTGGTGGTCACATTTTTCTCATTTAATGAATGAAACTGATTTCATTTATTATATTGAACATAACACTAATTTTAATAAGTCTTTATTACTTTTAGATGATAATGATAATGTTGTTGGTGGTTATTTATTAGGTGATAATCAAATAAATGGATATGTATCAGATAATTCTGATTTTATTGGTTTACAAGGTATTGAAGGTGTGTTATTATTCATAGAAAAAGACCTTAGAGGGTTAGGATGGGGAGATAAATTAAAAAACCACCCAAAAACACTAATGGGAATGTTAGATATTGATTATATTTGGGGACAACAATATAAAGGGTTAAATAATCTTAATGATTGGTTAAAACGTAGAAAATTAATCGATGAAACACAATTTATTTACATAACAGCTGAGATTTTTTAATTATTTTGGTATATTTATAGATAAAACTAAAATATGCGTAGAATAGATAAAAAACTTAACTTAGCTAAAGCTAATTTACTATCAGAACAAAGATACCTAGCTAGTAAAGGTATTATTAAAGAAGAATTGGAATTAGTGTCTTCACCAGAATTTACTGATTTAATTATTGTAAGAACCGACACTGAATTCATACTTGTTAATAAACAAGATAACACTATTGAGGCTCAGTTAGGTAAAATTGGTGCTTTTAAATCAAAAGAACATTTATGTGATGCAGCATTAAGACTTCATGGTGAACTATTTGAAGGTTTTGATAATGTATACCGTGGTGGTGGTGATATTATAGGACCATTATCAGCTTGTCAAAAAGGTGGTTTGGAAGAAAATGAAATGGGTGGTGAACAACCAGAAGATAAAGAAGTTCATGACGCTGCTGTAACTGGTTTTAAAGAATTAAAAAATAACGTTGGTGAGTTTTCAAAATCAATTGATAATGTATCACCAGAAGAAATTGAAAAATTAAAAAGCTTTTTATCACAAAAAACTGGTAAACCATTTGATACAATTAATTTATCGGATTTAGAAAATTTAGCTAAATCTGAAACTGAAACATTAGAAGAAGGTGTTATGGATTGGGTTAGAGGTATAGGTGTATCAATAGGTGCTTTAGGTATAGGTAGCTCTTTAGTTGGTAGTATTTATTCATTATACAATACTGTTGGTTTACCATTCATTAATAATTGGTTTGAAAATCAGCATGTATATGGTGATGACGCTAGTGGTAAAGCGTATTTAGCTACATTACTTTTTTATGCAACAACAGCACTTATATGTGGGCAAATACTATATAAAAGTGGGTATTCAAACACTAATGATGGAAAATCATTATAATTAATAAAAAATAATTACAAAAAAGCTTGACAAATCAAAATAAAAGTAGTATCTTTGTATAACTTTTAAGAATAAGAGTATATTTATTAGAAAAACAAAACAAAAAATAAAAACAAAATGAGAACAATTAACATACATATGATTTCGATTTCGAATTGGAGACGCAATAGTCACCAACTTGAGTCAGCTATGGCTGTTAATTTCTTCGATGATATTTAATCATATAAGTAATAACATTCAGAACCGACTCAGAGAAATCTAAGTCGGTTTTTTTATACCTAATAATATGGAAACAAGATATAGGACATTAGGACGAGAAAAAGAAAAAAAGTTTGATAAAGACTTCGACTTGATGCTAGACAAGTATAAAAAGAAAGCAAAAGACTTGGGTTACAACGGTGACCTTAAATTTAAAAAAGAACGAGGCAACATCGTAATATTAGTTGTGATTTGATTATGGTGTTTCAAGCTTTAAGGTGAAGTGACAGACTGTGAATCTGTAGAACTCGGTTCGATACCGTGGTTACACCCATAATAAATGCTCTTTGACGTATTGGTTATTAAAAATGAAGTCTCCAAAATTATCATATTGATAATAAATTTATTTGGTGTTTTGGAGACTTTTATGTTTTTATGTGATATTTATAATAAAAGAATATTATGTGTGAAACAAAAAAATGTAGTAAATGTTTAGAGGTTAAACTTTTAAACGAATTTAATAAAAATAAAAATAAAAAAAATGGTGTTGCTAGTATATGTAAATTATGTCATAGTAAATATAGGAAAGAACACTATTTAAAAAATAAAGATAATGTATTAAAACAAGTTAATGTTTATAGGGTTAATAACCCAGACAAAATAACAAAAAACACAATGAATAGATATTCAAAAAAAGCTGGTAGGGTGATACCAGTTAAATGTGTAAAATGTGATAATATAATTTATCAAAATAATACTGATTTTTTGAATAATAAAAAATCATACTGTTCAATAGAATGTAAAAAGATTGATTATAAAAGTGATTATCATCATTACTTATTGCAAGTTAAAAAAAGAGCTAATAAAATTAATAAAGAGTTTGATTTAGATGAAGAATTCCTTAAAAATTTACTAGAACAAAAACAAAATAATAAATGTAATATCTCAAATATTGATATTAAGATATACCCATATAAAACTGAAAAAAGTATATCTAACACGGCTTCTCTAGATAGAATCGACTCAAAAAAAGGTTATACTAGAGACAATGTACAATGGGTGTGTTTAGGTATAAATTATATGAAACTAGATTTTAGTAATGATGAATTACATAAATTATTAAAATTAATTAAAGAGAATTATGTTTAAATACATGTCTATGGTGTAATGGCTAACATCTTCGGTTCCAACCCGAAGGATTAGGGTTCGAGTCCTTATAGGCATGCAGAAGCAGTTGGCTGAGTGGCTGAAAGCACCTATGTGAAAATGGGAGTCCCGTGGAGGGACCATGGGTTCGAATCCCATACTGCAATCTATTACGGAAGGAGCCCGAATGGACGAGGACACCGCCTTGAAAGCGGCTGGGTGTAAAAGCTTTGGGGGTTCGATTCCCTCTTCTTCCGCAAAAATATAAAATTATGGAAATTAAGAATAATTGGGCTAAGGATAATCTAACAATACCTAATGATAAAGTATTTTGTGAGAATGCAAGTATCGCAAGGCATCATGTTAAGAAAAAAGTAATACAACAAAATTTGATTGAGTACGAGTGTGGTATCTGTAAAAATAATGGTTATTGGATGGGTAAAAAATTAGTTCTAATCTTAGACCATATTAACGGTGTTAATAATGATAATAGATTAGAAAATTTAAGATTTGTTTGTAGTAACTGCGACTCACAATTACCGACATATAAAAATAGACGAGGAAATAATAACAAAAAATAAAAATAATTACAGTGTATGTTGTGTAGCTACATGGAAACGGGGACCATAAAGCCAGAGGTTCGAACCCTCACACTGTAACAATTATTAGGTCTAGACCTAATAATGATATAATATAAGGTTATAACCTAATAATTTAAAACTATGAAAAAGAAATTTGATATGTTGTAAGGTCTGCTATTCACAGACTCACAACATTATGAGCATTAACATTAACAGAGCAAAACTGAACAAAGCACAAAATGGTAGACAATACCGAATCATGTTAATCAATGATTTCTACCCAATTTATTGGGATGAAGGTATTACTTACTATGGAAACAAAATGAGTTATCAAGTTAGAATGTATAAAACTTGGAAACACTACAGAAAAACAAGATGGAAGTAATTCCATCATCTTGTCTCGTGGTGAAATGGTTATCACGATGCTCTGATACGGCATTATTCCCAGTTCGAGTCTGGGCGAGACAACAAATAACTTGACTTTTTTTAGAACTTGTAGTATATTTATAAAAAAAAAATGATATGACTATAACTACGAGTTTAAAAGAAAAAATATTATCGTTGAGAAACGAGGGTAAAACATATGATGAAATAACTAAAGTATTGGGTTGTACCAAAAGTACAGTTTCATTTCATTGTAATAATAATAACATTGGTGGGAACTTTATTAGTAAACAAAGAGCTAAGTTAACAGAGATTGAAATAGAAGAATTGAATAATTTCTATAAAGACCATACCATTGAAGAATGTATGTCTAAGTTTAATCTTGGTAAGTCAACAGTAATTAAACATACTGAAAATAAGTATATTAAATTAAGTGATAAAGAGTTAAAAATAAGAAACTACCAAAAAGTTAAAAACTTCCGTCAAAAGTTAAAAGAAAAAGCTATTGAATATAAAGGAGGTTGTTGTGAAAAATGTGGATATGATAGATGTGATTCGGCCTTAGAATTTCATCATTTAGACCCAAAAGAAAAAGATTTTGGTATAGGTTCATATTCTGTGTTATCATGGGAAAAGGTTAAAGTAGAATTAGATAAATGTATTATGGTGTGTGCAAATTGTCATAGAGAAATACATTCTAACGAAAATAATTTATATGAAATATAATAACAATTTGGTCCTTTAGCTCAGTTGGTTAGAGCAGCTCGCTCATAACGAGAAGGTCGTAGGTTCGAATCCTACATGGACCACTTTATATATTCACCCATAGCTCAGTTGGTTAGAGCATCGCACTGTTAATGCGAGGGTCCAAGGTTCGAGTCCTTGTGGGTGAGCAACAAATATTCTTCGGTAGCTCAGAGGCAGAGCACTCCGCTGTTAACGGATAGGTCGGGATTTCGATATTCCCCCGAAGAGCAAATTAGATAGCTTATGTAGTAAAGCGTTATGGTGTTAATCATAAAAAAGAGACGTATGTTGGTGCAAGTCCCTCTCTAATTTCAAATGGCGATATGGTATAATGGTTATTACACTCGGCTCATATCCGTGGGAAGAAGGCTCGTTTCCTTCTATCGCTACCAAATGGTTCTATGGTGTAACGGATTAGCACCCAGCTCTACGAAAGCTGAAGTTTAGGTTCGAATCCTAATAGAACTACAATAATATGGCCCTATCGTCCAACTGGATAGGACACGCCCCTTCTAAGGGTGGAATCCAAGTTCGATTCTTGGTGGGGTCACAATGGAAGATGAACTCATCGGGGTATGAGCGTTGATTGCTAATCAATTGGTACGGGAAACCGTATTGGGTTCGAGACCTACTTTTTCCGCTAAAATAACCAATACGTTTTTTTAAGTATTTAGTACTAAAACGGTTAAGTAAAAAAAAAATCATATTTATTTGTTTTATTGGTTATTTTTTCGTAAATTTGATTTATATTTATAATAAACAATAAGTTATGAAAAATAAAATTATATTATCGTTAGTATTTTTAATAGGGATTATAACCTATAATTATTCACAAGTTTCTAATTATACATTTTCAGAAACTACTGGAACCTACACATCAATTACTTCTGGGACACAGTTGGTAACAACAACCGCTGGTGCTACTTTATATGATACTGATGGTAGTTATTTTACCTTAGCTGCTGGTAATCAATTTTCCTTCAATTCAACAACAATTACTTCGGTAATAATGCAAGCTGATGGTTCATTATGGTTAAACCCAACAACATCAACAACTGGAAATGGTGTTACTGGCCCACTTGCTTCAACAGCGGTTGCTAGTGGTATTATAAGTGCTTTGGGTATGGATTTAAGAAGTACTTCAGTTGCAGCAACCGTATATGAAAGAAGATGGCATGATGATGGAACGGAAGATATTTTTCAATGGCAAAATTGTGCTAGAAATGGTCAAGCCACTGAGAAAATATCATTCCAAATCCGTATAAATAAATCTACTGGTGTTGTACGTATTGTATATGGTGGTATGACCGTAACAACTACTTTAGGTCAGCCAATGGTTGGATTGAGAGGTTCTACAAATGCTGATTATAATAATAGAAGATTAACTAATAGTGTACCCGATGCGACCCCAGGATGGGCTGGTGCTGCTGGAACTGCTGTTGGAACATCAAATGCTCATACATGTAGATTTCTTAGTACAGCTTCATGTTTTCCAGCATCTGGTTTAATATTTATTTGGACCCCACTATCACCTTGTACAGCACCAACTACACAAGCAACTAGTTATGTTAATAGTGGTATTACATCAACATCTATAACATCTTCATTTACTGCTGCATCACCAGCACCTACTGGTTATTTGGTGGTTAGAAGTTCTGGAAGTTTAAACACAAACCCAGTTAATGGTACTACTTACTCTGCTGGTGGTACGTTGGGTAATGGTACTATAGTTCAAGTTGGTGTATCAACATCAATATCTGCAACATCATTAACTGCTAATACAGCATATACTTTCACTATATTCACATATAAGACTGGTTCTTGTACTGGTCCAACATACTACACTACAAGTCCATTGGTTGGCACAACTACAACTTGTTTAGCTACACCAACTTCTAGTGCTGGTTCATCAATATCCGCAACTAGTTTCAGTGCTAATTGGAGTTCAGTAACTGGTGCTACTGGATATATTTTAGATGTTGCAACGGATAATGCCTTTACATCAATGGTTTCTGGGTATAGTGGATTAGCTATTGGTAATGTTATAACTTATTCTGTAACTGGATTATCTTCAGCTACAATATATTATTATAGAGTTAGAGCAACTGGTACTGCTTGTACTAGTACAAATAGTTTAACTCAAACAATAACAACATCATGTGGGACTTATCCATTAACCTTCACTCAATTATTTAATGCTAGTACTACACCATTATGTTGGTCAACGTCTATCGCTGCTGTTCAAACTGGAACTAAAATATCTTATGTTACATCTTCCACAAATACAACAGCATCACCCCAAGAAGGTATTTATTTTGTTAAATATGGTTCATTTGTCAACACAAATGGTGGAGTTGGTTCTGAAGAAAGATTGATATCACCAGCTATTGTTACAACTGGAACTTCAAGTGTTGATGTTGAATTTTATTGGTATCAAAATAATGGAAGTATTTATAATTCTGGTGCTTATTTAAATGAAGGTGTTACTGTTGAATGGTCAACAAATGGAACAACATGGACATCATCAACATTTTATCCAAGACAAGTAAGTACAGCATTATCTACTGGTGAATGGTCTAAAAAAACAATTACACTACCTTCTGGTGCTGGTAATATTGGTACATTATATGTGGCATTTAAATTCCATTCAGAATATGGTTATAATTTATACTTGGACAATGTTGTGATTAAACCAACACCAAGTTGTTTTGAACCAACATTATTAACGTCATCATCAATAACTAGCACTGGTGGTAGTATATCTTGGACAGCTTCATCTTCGGCACCATCAAGTGGTTATGATTATTATTTATCTACATCATCAACAGCACCAATATCAAGTACAATAGCAACTGGTTCTGTTAGTGCTGGTGTGACGAGCGTTAGTTTAACTGGTTTATCTAATCCAACACAATATTATTTTTGGGTTCGTTCAAATTGTGGTAGTTCTAGTTATTCCACATGGGCTGGTTCAGCTACATTTACAACATTATTAATAAATGATAATAGTGGTGGTGCAATTGCGTTGACAATTAATTCTAGTACAACATGTACAACAACAACAACTGGGACTAGTATTGGTGCAACACAAACACTTGCAGCACAAAGTGGTTATGGTACTGCTGATGATGATGTTTGGTACAAATTTACAGCAACAGAAGTTAGTTTGGATATGACAGTATCTAGAGTTACTATGGGTGATTTAGTTGTTGAAGGATTTACAAGTTCATTAGTATCAATTGGTGTAATAGATAATTATTCAACATCTCCAGAAACTGTTTCATTTACAAATTTAACTATTGGGGATGTGTATTACGTTAGAGTTTACAGTTATGGTTCAACTCTTGGTGTTAGAGGTACATTTACTATTTGTATGACTACACCTACACAACCACCAGTTAATGATAATGCTTCTGGTGCTATAACATTGATAGTTAATGACCCATATATAACTGGAACAAACGATGGTGCTACATCATCAACTACAGCTCCAACACCAACTGGTCCATCTTATTATGGTGGTGATATTTGGTATAAAGTTGTTGTACCTTCTGGAGGTAAAGTTCAAATAAGAACAGCTGCATTGGTTTTAACAGATGTTGTTGTTGAAGTTTATTCTGGAACAGCATCGGCATTGACATATATTACATACAATGATGATAGTTCAAGTGTTAACCCAATGTCTTATATATCATTAATTAGTAGAACACAAGATGAAACAATTTGGATTCGAGTTTGGGATTATAGTGGTGATGGTATTGGTACATTCAAAATTAGAGCAACAACACCAATAGCATTACCTATAGAACTTTTAACTTTTGACGGTGTATCAAACAATGGGTATAATTCATTATGTTGGTCAACAAGTAGCGAAACAAACAATGATTACTTTAGTATTGAAAAAACACTTGATGGTAATACATATAATGTTGTTGGAATTGTTAATGGGTCTGGTAATTCACAAATTTTAAATAAGTATGAATTAAAAGATTTTAATGTTGAAAAAGTAATTAATTACTATAGATTAAAACAAACAGATTTTGATGGTAATTATAAATATAGTGATTTAATATCAATCGATAATCGTGGTAATTCAACACCAACACTTATTAAAGTTGTTAATACGTTGGGTCAAGAAGTTGATGAATATACCAATGGTGTTTATATGTTTTATTATGATGATGGTAGTGTTATAAAACGATACTTTAATAAATAAGTCAAATTAATTTGTTTTATTAAAATTAATTTCGTACTTTTGTAGTATGAGAAAAAATGTTTTAAATATCGATATAACAAAACCAACACAACAATTGTCTGTGCTTAGAGGGATACCAGGTGCTGGTAAATCTACAATGGCCAAGTCTATTGTGTTAGATGGTGTTATTCATTCAACTGATGACCTTATAACTGCTACTGGTGATTACAGAGCATTCTTCACTAGATTAATAGAGTCTGGTGATTTCACAGACTTATCTAGAATGCACTCTAAGAACTTATCTAATGCAATTAAATCGATGAAAGATGGTATTTCACCAGTTGTAATAGATAATACCAATATCAAAGCCAATGAAGCAAAAGCATACGTTGTTGCAGCGTTGGAAATGGGGTTCGATGAAAACAACATCCAAATACATGATGTTGGTACTCGTGGTTTGTCTGCTGAGCAATTGGCTGAATCAAATACTCATGGTGTTCCATTAGATAAAATAAAAATGATGATGCAATCACATAAATCAGTTGGTCCATTGACCGTAAAGAAAATACTTGAGTCTAAAGATATGTACAAACAATCTAATGTCTTATACTCTTGCGTATTGTTGAATGGACAAGCAAAAGGTACATTGTTGGATAGACTTGGGTTATGGATACCACAAGATTGGATAGTAATAACTCATCATATGACAATAAACTTGGGTGAGTTAAAAGACAAATCTGAGATGGGTAAAGAAGTTGTTCTTACAGTGACTAGATTAGGATTGTCTGATATGGCTATGGCTGTACAAGTTGAAGGGTTTGGTTCTAAGAATGAAATACCACATATTACTATTGCGATAAATCCAGAAGGTGGAAAGCCAGCAATGAGTAAAAATATAACAAAGTGGCAAGATATCAAATCATTTATGATAAAAGGTGTTGTTACTGAGATTACTAATACTAATAAGTAATGAAACAAGATGTAAAATTAAAATTAAAACACTATGGTTTTTGCCAGTGTGAAATACTTTGGGTTGAAGGTCCATTGTATAAGATAAGATTCTTTTATTACACTGGTGAGACTTTTCCATTGGAAGGTATTGAAGTATTTCACGAAAAAGAAATACTTAATTTAAGTGAAGTATTTATTGATGAGGATTTAAATATATCAAAGTATGAAGAAGATTAAATTAACTACATGTATGTGTCACATGATTAGACAAATGGGTGACTGTAGGTTATCTGAGGTGGTTAAACAAGTTAGAGAAAATGAAATGCTTACTTGTGCACCACCACAAGGGTATAGGGTTAGTTTAATATTTGGTAGTAAACCTCAAGGTATTGAACCATTATATTCACCTTATGTAAGGAAAATTAAAAGATATTAAGACATGGGAAAGAAAATGCTTATTGTTGATGATGAAGAAGATATATTAATATTCTTATCATATCACTTTAATAAAAATGGTTTCATTGTAACTACAGCTTCTGATGGTGTTATGGGTTTATTAGAATTTGGACGAGAAACATTCGATATTGTTATAACAGATATACGTATGCCAAATATGGATGGTATAGAAATGTGTAATGAAATTAAAAAACAAAACACAACAACACCAATTGTATTCTTAACGGCAGTTACTGATGATTATAAAATATTACATGCAATGCGAACTGGTGCGAGTCAATTTGTTGATAAACCAATTAAGTTAGATGTACTAACTGACATTATTAAAGGATTAATTAAAAATTAAAAAAAAAAAGAAAAATAAAACAAATTATGGTAACAGCACAAGTAGTACTTATAAACGATGAAGGTTTGGTCCTTGGAGTATCAAGAAAACATGACCATAACGATATGGGTCTTATCGGAGGTAAACAAGACCCAGAAGACATGGGTGACCCAATGGTAACTGCAATTAGAGAATGCAAGGAAGAAACTGGATTGGATATTACCGATTTAAAACTTATCTTTGCTATTCATAAAGGTGGGAATATGGGTTTCACATACTTAGCTAAGTATACTGGTGAGATAAATCACAATGAACCACACTTGGTAGCTTGGGTGCCATTTCAAACACTAGTAAGAGGTAGTTTTGGTAGATATAATCAATTGGTTGCGGAATCATTGGATGATATGGATATTGATTATGTTTATAAATTATACAAAGGTAATAAAACCAAATAGTTATGGGTAATAAGATTGAAAGACGTTTAGATATAAGTGCAAAATTGATTAATATGGGTCAATCATTAATGAATGAAGGTAAAGACGAAAAAGACTTTGCTATTTCACAAACTGGTTCATTCATGGTGTTGATTGGTAGTTTATTATTTGATGAAAAGGATATATATGTATTTGGTGAACTATGTGCAATGTACTCAGCTAAAAAAATACTAGAAAACCTAGAAAATACAATACCTAATTTAAGTAGTTTGATTAAAGAAAAAGGTGATGATGAATCTTATGATGAAATAATCAAAAGAATAAATAAGTTACGTGGTGATTTAGGAAACTCACCAACAGAATAGAAATAAAAAAGAAGATTTCAGATTATCATAAAAACAAAAAAAATGGAAAAAAAGGAACTATCGATAGTTAAGTATATTAAAAAATACGGTTTGGAAAAAGCTATAAATGATTTTAGCTTAATTTGTAAACATTACCCATCAAAAATTTTACTAAAATATAACCAATTAGTCTCACCAACTCTTATGGCTTTGCCAGAGATGCAAGATTGTCGTGGAATAATACTTGAAAAAAATACTTGGAACGTAATGTCGTTGGCATTCCGTAAATTCTTCAATTCTGAAGAAGGAAACGCTGCAAAGATAGATTGGAATACTGCACATGTACTTGAGAAATTGGATGGTACTATGATACAAACCTATTGGGATTGGTATGAAGAAAAATGGTTTGCAGCAACTACTGGTACTGCTGAAGGTGAAGGTGAAGTGAACAACAAAAACGGAACAACATTTAATGACTTGTTTTGGGAAACTGTAAATAACAAATATACATTCAATGAATGTTTACTGAACAAAGACCTTATATACGTATTTGAGTTGACTACACCATACAACATAGTGGTAAAACCACATGGTGAATCATCAGCAACACTATTGACTGTGAGAGACAGAGAAACACTAGTTGAGTTTTCTGGAAAAGACTTAGAAATGGCTGCAATATCAATAGGTATACCATTGGTAAAATCATTTGATATAAACGCATCAAATGTTGGTCACTTGTTGAAAACATTTGAAAACATGCCATGGTCTGAAGAAGGATATGTTGTTCGTGATGGTAATGACAATCGTGTGAAGGTGAAAAACCCAGCATATGTGCAAGCCCACCACTTAAAAGGTAAAACTGCTGAACACAACATTTTGACTATCGTAAAAACCAACGAGATAGAAGAGTTTGCTGCTACTTTCCCAGAAAGAACAGAAGAACTATATCGTCTTAAAGAAGGATACGATGAGTTGGTTGGTAAGTTGAACGTTATTTGGGTTGAGTTACAATTGCTTAGACCAAAAAACATCACAAAAGAAGAACAAAAAAAGTATGCAGCTGCTGTATTTGAAGTATGTGCTAAGCATGAAGTAACACAATTCACTGGATTGTATTTCGGATTGGCACAATACAAAGTTAACAGCGTTGAAGACTTCATGTTTGAATATGATGATAAGTTATTATACAAAATGTTGTAAGATGGATAAAAAAGAACTAATAAAAGAGGTAATGGGTAAGGTTATTAAGAAAACTTACCCACCAGAAGTAAAAGGTGGACAACATTGTGGTGTTAGTCATGGTGTTACCTTATATTGTGAAGAATTTGAAATCGAAATTAGTCTTTACGCTCATCGCTCTCAATACAAGAACCTACTATTAGCCACTACACTTATGGAGTTGGCTTTGGATGATTTAATCAAATAAGATTATGAAAAGAGAAGAATTTGAAGAGTATTTAATATCCATTGATGGTGTTTATGATTGGAAAAGTCTTACCTCTACCAATCCATCTATGTTTGGTGTTGGTGAAGGTTGGTTTGAGTTGCTAAAGAACCTTATAGATGAACTTATATCGTTGGGTTGGGATAGACATATGATTCAATCAAAAGAGAAGTTTGGTGGTCTTAATTTCTATATAAAAGAACCTAGTCAAGAGATGAGAGAAGTCATATTAACATATGAACAAATATCATATACAGTTTGTGAGGATTGTGGTGAAGAAGGTAGTAGAAGAGGTGATGGTTGGATAAAAACACTGTGTGATAAACATGCAGAAGAAATAGAAAATAAATTAAAAACGAAAGAATAATGGAAGTAGAAATTAAGAACAGAGTAGAAGTAATTGGTGATGGTGAAAAAGACTTTGTAATGGTTGATTTAATTATCGATGATAAAATCATTGATTCGGGTAATAACCCAATATCATCATATTCTTTTTGGGAAGACATTGAACAAGTATCACAAAGAGCATTGTATAGAATAAAGAATCAGAACCCTAAAATGCGGTTTGATTTCAACTTATCAACACTAGGTATGAGTGAAGATGATAAAGAAGCTAGATTTGTTGCTTATTTAAAGAATCAAAAACCAGAGTTAGATGTTGATATGGTTATGAGTGTAATCAATAAAGAGTTATCTGAAATTAAAAAAGTTGGACCAGATGATAACCATCCAAATCCATTTATGAAATTTCCAATCGATAGTCAAATGGTGAAAGCTTTTATATTAAACATTATTGAGCAAGTATTAATCGAAAAAACAAAATAGTTATGACATACACAGAGAAAGATTACAGAGAAGCAAGAATGGTTGCTGTTAAGTTACACGCATCACAATCATATGATGAAATATTCCCATATGAAAAACACTTAGATGATGTTGTTGAAGTATTAAAAAGATTTGGATTTTCTGGAAAGTTCATCATCGCTGGATATCTACATGATTCCATTGAAGATGGTGCCATTTCATTTAACAAGATAAAAAGACACTTTGGTCTAGAAATAGCTGAAATGGTTTATTGCGTTACTGATGAGTTGGGTAGAGATAGAAAAGAGAAGAAAGCCAAGACTCTCCCAAAGACTGCTGGTAACCCAGATGCTATCATTTTGAAGTTGGGTGATAGAATTGCTAACATTGAGCATGGTGGTAAAATCGATATGTATGCTAATGAATATGAGCAATTTAAAGGTGCTTTGTATTTGAATACTCCAGAAGACGGTAAGAAAATGTGGAATTATTTAGAAAGTTTATTGAAAATTAATTTGGTGGAATCAAATTAATTTTGTACATTTGTAATATCAAATTATAAAAATATATGGAAGCTAAAGAACTTTGCGAAAAGATTAGAGAATTTGAAACTAATGCTGGTGAATCATTTACTGATTACTACATGCATGACAATGTAAAAGATGCATCATGGGCCTTTTGGTTGTTAGGTAAAGGTTTTACTGAACATGCAAATATTATCATAGATGAAATACTTGCTGGTGAAACATGTATCGACCAAGAAACATTGTATGAGATATACCCAGAATATGAAGGTGAAAAATGGTTTGAAGAAAGCTACGATAAAAATGCCTTGATATGGGCTGAATTTTTGGTAGCAACACCTTATTACTTGAATAGTGTTTTAGAATTTTTAAAAAACGAAGAAAATGATTAAGCAGATTTTTGATGATATTACCGCTACTGGTGGTGATAAAGCTAAGATGGAAATCTTAAGCAAGTATAAAGACAATGAATTGTTAAAGCGTGTGCTTTATTTATCTAAGTCTAAACGTGTAAAGTTCTACATCAAACAGATACCAGAATATACTACATTAACTAGTGATTTCATTTCATTGGATGACGCTATTGAAAGGTTAAGTAATATTAGTGGTAGATTTGTTACTGGTAATGAAGCATTAAATTTTCTTTCTGATATTTTAAGTAATTTAGAACCAGATGATGCTTATATCATTGAGCGTATAATTGATAAAGACCCTAAAATTGGAATGGGAACTACTTTCATCAACAAGGTGTTTAAAGACCTTATAGAAGACACCCCATATATGGGTGCTGTATCATTTGATGAGAAAAAAGCTCGTAAAATCTTTGACAAGGGTGGTAGAGGATTCTCTCAAATCAAAATGGATGGTCGTTATGCCAACACAATCGTTAGAAATGGTGATGTTGAATTAGAATCAAGACAAGGTGAACCAACAATTCTTACTGGTGCCAAGTTCTTGGAGGAACTAACTAAGTTTGAGGATTGTGTACTGAATGGTGAGTTAACAATAGATGGTGTTCCTCGTTATGAGTCGAATGGTATCATTGCATCACTTATCGATATCTGTGGTAAAAAAGAAACGAGAAGTAATGCTGAGACAAACAGAAAGATAATCAATTTCGAAGATAAGCATGGTAGTTTTACTGGAGCATTGGAAAGTATCAGATATACTGTTTGGGATGCTATATCAATAGATGAATACTTTGCAAAAGCATCAAAAACACCATATTATGAAAGATTAGCATTTGTTGCATCTTACATATCTAATGCTGATGTGACGATGATTAAACCAATTGAATCAAAAGAGGTTGAAACATATGGTGAGGCTATGGAACACTTTCAAGAAGTCTTATCAACTGAAGTTGATGGTGTGCCACAAGAGGGAACTATTTTAAAAGCTTATAATGGTTTATGGAAAGATGGTAAACCAACATGGCAAATCAAGATGAAGTTGGAAATGGATGTTGATTTACGTATCACTGGATTCAACATGGGAACCAAAGGTACCAAGAATGAGTTTGTTGTGTCTAGTTTCAATGTTGAATCATCTGATGGTCTGGTTAAAACAAGACCACAAGGGTTAAAAGAGGATATGATGAAATTCATCACAGAAAACCAAGAGAATCTATTGGGTAAAGTCATTCAAGTTAAGTGCAACGGATTATCTAATGATAGGGATGGAAAGTTCTCTTTGTTATACCCATCATTTGTTATGGTACGTGATGATAAAGATACTTGTGATTCGTTGGAATCAATAAGAGAAATTGAGAATATGGTAAAATTATTAACAAATTAAAATTAAGTTTATGAGTGAAGTTAAAAAAACAAACACGACTGATTTAAAGTCGTTTAATTATCTAGAGAATGGTGATATTTCATTTTCTATGTTGGACACAATCAAAACGGTTAAACAGTTGGATTCTGGTGTTTATCTACTTAATTATCTTGGTCATCCAGATTATAGGATTGATTTGAAATTAACAACAGACCAAGAAAGTATTAAGATGTATGATTTTGATGAAAGACAAGTATTAGAAGACTTATTTAATGTGTTTTTTAATGAGGATGTTATCAAAAAAATGGCTAGTCTAGGGTTTAACCATAAAGCTGGTATATTGCTATATGGTAAAGAAGGTACTGGTAAAACAACCATAATAAAGCATTATGCTAATAAAGTAGTTGACGAACATAATGCTTTGGTATTCTATTTATCCAATGCTTCTTATTTAAAAGAATTATGGAGTTTTATCGTTAAGGTTAGAGCAATCCAAGACAATCCAATCGTTATTATTATGGAAGAAATGGATTCATTTATTCATGATAAAAAAGAAGGTTATTTAAAGGTTATGTTTGATGGTCATGAATCAATTGATAATTGTTTATTTATGGGAACAACAAACTATATTGATAGTATCCCAGCAGCAATGAAAAATAGACCATCTAGGTTCAAATATGTTATGGAAATTGATGGCATCAATAAAGAAGATGTTATTTTCGATATTCTTACTAGTATGATTGGTGATATGTTTGAACCAACTGAAATAGTTGATTTCGCTAGAGAATTAAAAGGTTCTACCTTGGATTTCATCAAACAATTTGCGTTGGATAAGATTATGAACTTAGACTCATATAAAAAAAGTAAAAAAGCAATAGGTTTTACAGTATAGTATGTTAGGAGTATTAGTAGCGTTGGCGATTATATTAGGATTGATAGCAATCGCCATTCTATTTGTTGTGTATAAAGCAAATAGATTCAAAAATAAAGTAGAAGATACAGTAATTGATGGTGTGAAACAAGTAATTGTTGAGCATGGTCCAGAAGCTGTTAAGTATGTAACAAACAAAATCGAAAAGAAATGAGAAAATTATTAGTAGTATTGATGATTATGGTTTCAGTAATGTCATGGAGCCAATGCGGTGAAAACGCAATTAACAAGTATGTGTCTTGGGGTTTATCTCTATCAAACAACACAAACTTTAACACTGGTTCATATAGTTCGTTTGAATTTGGTGTTATTTATAACGATGTTGCTGCGGCAATCGTATTGGGTCGTGGTAGTTTGGATGGTGTATTCAGAAGTAATGATGTGTTAAGCAACTATTTCTATGAATTAAAAGTAGCACCATCATTTCCAATAGGTAAGATATATGGAAATATCATATTAGGTTATGGTGGATACTTTAATACTCAACATAACTTTATTGAATATGGTGTGGGTGTTTCATATACACATAAAAAACTTGGATATGGTGTAGCATTTAGTAATTGGGATGGTATAGACTATATTAGCCCTAGTATAACTTTTAATTTTTAAGGATATGAAAAAAATGATTAAATTCCCGTCTATTGAGCAATTTAGAACAGTTGTATCTAACGTAAATAGACATTTTAACTTTGTTGGTATGGATGAAAATGGAGAAGCAATATTTGACCCATCTTTACCTAAACCAGTCATCACATTCAAAGGAACTGTGAAATTACATGGAACAAACGCTGGTGTATCTTTCACTGCTGGTAAAGATGTTGGTGGTGGGTCTTATTGGGCTCAATCTCGTGAGAATATCATCACACCAGAAAAGGACAACGCTGGTTTTGCATTTTTTGTTGAATCTAAGAAAGAGATGTTCAAAAAATTTGTTGACCAAATAAATGGAGCAAATCTTTTTGATTTATCTAACAACACAGTAACCATTTACGGTGAATGGTGTGGTGGTAATATTCAAAAAGGTGTTGGTATTTGCAACTTACCTAAATCTTTCTTTATCTTTGGTGTTAAGGTAAGTCCACATACATCTAGTGAAGAAGAATTGAAAGCTAATCCAGCATTTTGGATTCCTTCTCATTATTTGTCTAGTCCAGAAGATAATATCTATAACATTGAAGACTTTCCGACATATTCAATCGATATCGATTTCAATATGCCACAATTGGTACAAAACGAATTATCTGAGTTGACAATTGCTGTTGAAGAAGAATGTCCAGTTGCTAAAGTATTTGGTTTTTCTGGAATTGGTGAAGGTATCGTTTGGACTGCTGAGTTCAAAGGAAACGTACATAGATTCAAGGTGAAGGGCGAGAAGCATTCCAGTTCTAAGGTTAAAACACTCGCTAGTGTTGATGTTGAGAAGTTGGAAAGTATTCAAAAGTTTGTTGATTATGCTGTGACTGAAAGCCGCTTTAATCAAGCGATTGAGAACGTTTTTCCTAACGATGAACCCATTGATGTTAGAAAGATGGGTGATGTCATTAGATGGGTTGTAAATGATGTTATCAAAGAAGAAATGGATACAATGGTTGAGAATAAAATAGAACCTAAAGAAGTTAATAAATACATCTCTAGCAAAGTGCGAGAAATGTTCTTTAAGCTAACAGTAACAATTTAAAATAAAACAATATGATAACAAACAGAGTATATAGACTTAAGTCAGATGCTGAAGTTGGCAAAGATATGCCATTACCAGCTGGACAAGAATTAGAAATTGTAACTGATGTTGTATATGTAAATGGATACATGGTACCACCAGATTTACAATCAACATTTTATAATTGGATAGTTAATAACCCTAACTTATTTGATGATGCTACTAAAAACTGGTAAAGAGAAATGTGATTGTGGTAATATGGCCCAGTGGATATATATGCCAGGTTTTTCTGGTGGTGCTAGTCCATATTTCTGTGATGATTGTGTTTCAAGCGTTGATGATATAGGTTGCTCATGTTGTTGGAATACTGCCTTGGAACAAGATGGTTTACCACAAGATTTACCAGAAGGTATTGAAGGTAAAGATTGGAGATGGGTTGAAAATGAAGCGAATGAATTCATGGGTGAGATAACCAAAGAAGATGGTTATTGGTTAAACTTAGATGAGCGTGGAAGACCTTATCCTTGTGTTGAATACGAATACGATGAAGATGGGTTCGATACGTACACATGGTTAGGTGGTAAGGTTGAGAGCTTTAAATGGAAATGGTTTTGGTTTAAAAGAAACACGTGGTTTAAGGTTAAAAAGATTTTTAAAAAATAAAACAATGGAAAAAATACTTAAAAGTGGTTATGAATGGTGTTTGGATGGCAATATGAGGATATTAGATTTACCTTCATGGGACACACAAGAAGCATTCTATGAAGAATCATATTACAAAGAGAAGATTGATGTACAAGAATTCTATAGACGTATTGCATTGTGTCGAGTTAAGACCAATTCTATGCCTCGTAAAACAGAAATGTTTTTGGAATACAGAATGTACGGTCTTGTTCCGTACAATTTGTCACCTATTCAACAAGGTATCCAATTTGGACATGCTGTAGTTGATTATGGTAGAACCGTTGAAGTTGTGGAATCATATGATGCAATATACAAAAAATATGCTGATGAGGATAAGACCTTTATCATTCTAAACGGTGGTACAACCAACGATAACCCAGAAAGACTAGGTAGTCTTAATCAACACATGAATATCATGCGTGAGAATGGTGTTTTGTTACAAGAATTTTACGAACCAGACTTGGGTGACCAATTAACTGCATTTGTATTCTTGGTTGATGAAAGAGTATTCAATAGAGACTTGTACCCAGACTTTGTACCAGAAATACTTCCATGGTCTAAACAAAAACCATCGGAAAAAGCATTATCTCAATTAGCGGAGAAAAATGCTTCTAATTATAAACATTGGGAAGAAAAGATTGGTGGACCAACCAATGCGTTTTTAAAAGGTTATTTAAAGAACCTTAGACTAGCATAAACATAAATTATTGACTAAATAACTATTCACTTCTATGTTAAAAATCCATATATTTAAATATGGATTTTAATATAGAAAAAGAAGAGATAATAAAATATTTAGAGAAAAACTATACAGTATTTGAATATGAATTTATAACTAGATTTGATAAGAATACTGAATGGGGTGATGATATTATATCTAGTCTATGTGTCATATTTAGTATTGAAAAAGAGTACAGCGATAAGATATTTAATTATTGGGCTTTAGATAAGGGTTTAGATGATGAGCAATATAAAAAAGCTTTAAGACCTAGAACATTAAAAGCTTCGTTTAATCTAGAAATGGCTAATGACTTGGCTCAATATGGTTTGAATGTTGAAGAAAGTTTAATAACAATACTTTCATCAGAATTAGCCAAAGAAATTGATATGTCAATAATCAATGAATTAAGACAATTAAATAAAATCACTAATACTGATGAAATGTTAAGTGTTGTTAAATGTCTTGGTTTTGAAGAAGGTGAAAGCGTTTATTATGACCCTATTACACATACCCCTAAGAAAAAATTCTATAGTATAAAAAGAAAAGAAATTGAAAATGAACGACAGAATAATCCTATATGGCAATATTGGTTTCGAACCAGAAGACCATACTCGTAAGCATAAGGACCAAGCTGCTTGGAAAAAGATTGCTATGGTGTTCATTGATGGTGATATATGTGAGTATTATGCATGGTTTCTAAAACGTAGATACAATATAGTACTTAATAAACCACTTAGAGGTGCACATATCTCATTTATCAATGATAGCATGCGTGACCTAACACAAAAAGGTCAGATATCAGAAGAATCAGCATTGGAACTTTGGGAAACATGTAAACAAAAATGGGATGGTAAAGAAATACAGATAGTGTTGGACCTAAACCCTAAAACAGATGACCGTTCATGGTGGTTAAACATACCACAAGATGAAAGAGAGTTGCTGCATGAGATAAGAGCAGAGTTAGGTTTAGGTAGACCACACTTCGGATTACATATGTCTATGGGATATGCAAGACCTGGATTAAATGAAATACATTCAAAATATATACATGATTGTATAAAAAAAGGCTTCATTACAAATTAAATTAGGTTTATTGAAAAAGATTTATTATATTTGTAGTATAAACTTAAAAATAATGAAGATAATAGCAAAATACTTGGTGATTAGACATTTCAATATAGTTGAAGTTGTGGAATTGGAAAATGGTTGTTTCTATGAAATACAATATACCAAATTTGGAACACCAAACTATATTGAAATGACTAAAGATGACTTTTACGAACTTAGAGATTATTCAAAAGATAGATTATAAAATATGATGTTACAATTAAATCCAACGTTACCAATAGTGAGAGTTTCTGATAACATGAAAGGTTATGCCTTTTTAGTAATCGATTACTCTCAAGAACATGATTTAATGTTTACATGTGCCATGAACAATGGTGAAATATGGACACTTAAAAATAGTGAAATAAGACTAGAACAAAATATAACTTTAAATAGATTATGAAAGTAACTGTAGAATGGGAAGAAGGTGATTTTGATTCACTACATGATACTATATTTGATTTAACAGATATGTCTTTGAATCATGAACAACTTTTAAAGATATTCAACATGTTACCACAGCATTTAAAAGATGATGCGATACGTTGGGGTGTTGATGATAGTGTTGTTAGAGATAACATATCTGAGCATTTACAAAAAGAAATGAAAGAATTCTTAGGATAATTGAAATATTATACTTACCTTTGTTAAAAATATTAAATTATTATGAAACAAATAACACACGAATACTTAGAACAAAACGGGCTTATCCTATTTGAATGTATTGTTGGAAGTCAAGCTTATGCAACTAACGTTGAAACCAGTGACATTGACAAAAAATTCGTTTACATCTTACCTATCGATAATATATTGGGTACTGGATATGTTGAGCAATTGAATGTTACAAAAGACATTACGGGTTGGGAACTTAAAAGGTTCTTAGAACTAATGGGAAGCTCAAACCCGACAGTTTTGGAGTTGTTAAATACACCAGAAGATTGTATCATTACAAAGCATCCATTGTTTCAATATGTGTTAGACCACAAGGCTGATTTTATCACCAAAGGATGTAAGAACTCATTTGGTGGGTATGCTGTACAACAAATATCTAAAGCTAGAGGTCTTAACAAGAAACAAAACATTGAACAAGGTTCTGTTACTCGTAAAGATGTGTTGGATTTCTGCTATGTTATTCAAGGTGAACAATCAGTTCCATGGAAAAAATGGTGTGAAGGTCTGGGATATGAAGAAAAATTCTTAGGTATTACCAATGTTCCACACGCTAGGGATTTATATGCTGTTTTTTACGATAATATTGCGTCTGCTTGTTTTGGTGAGTTTTTTAGTGAAGAACAAAGAGAATTTATGAAGAATGAGTTAAAATCACAAGGTAAAGCGATGGGATTTGGTTATAAGGGTCTTGCTAAGGTTGGTGGTTCTGATAATGCTGCTGAATCCAATCAATTACGTTTATCAAGTATTCCAAAGGGTGAAACACCTATCTGTAACATCATGTTTAATAAAGATGGGTATACAGCTCACTGCAAGGACTATAAAGAGTATATGGAATGGGTTGAGAATAGAAACACTGCTAGATACGTTGATACGGTTAAACATGGTCAACAAATTGATGGTAAGAATATGATGCATTGTATGAGACTTATTAGAATGTCACAAGAAATTGGACGTGGTGAAGGAATCATTGTAAGACGACCAGATAGAGAATATCTATTGTCTATTCGTAGAGGTGAAATTGATTTAGATTCACTTATTGATACAGCAGAAGCTGAAATCAAAGAGATGGATAGGATTTTTGATGAATCTGATTTACCTAAAGGTATTGACCCAGAATTGGTTAACACACTATTGATTAAGATTAGAAGAGAATTCTATCACTTATAAAAAGGATTGTTTTCAAGTAGGAAGCTGATGGTTTTATCAGCTTCTTTACAATCTTCTAAGAATGAGATAACATGCTCTGCCTCCAAAGAGAACCATTCATTGTTGGCTTCGGTCTTATAAGATGAATACTTAAGATGCATTGATTTCTCAACCTTGTTGAAGTTTTCTGATTTATAGTGTTTTAACAATTCAATTTTAGATGGGTTACCAGTAGATAATTGCTTGACACGTTTGATAGGGTCATTTTTGGTAACACCAATCTTATAACCCTCACTACCGTCTTTATTGACACAAAATAATAGATACACATAACCCATAATATCAAATATATGTATTTTTTTTAAAAAAGTCAAATAAAAGCTTGACAAATCAAAATAAATGTAGTATCTTTGTGTAACTTTTAGAAATAGGAGTATATTTATAAACAAAACTGGAGAAATCCGCAAAAAATAAGATTATGAGAACAATTAACATTTTACAAGTCCTTTTATTATGTTTACTAGTAGTAGTAGACAAGGTGGGTTATCTATGTTAAGAGTTTAAGAAATAAACAACACGTATGAAGCCTATCTAATATCTAGATAGGCTTTTTTTATGTACATATGCTGGGATGGTCGAGAGGCATTAGGCACTGGTCTGCAAAATCAGTTACGGGGGTTCGATTCCCTCTCCCAGCTCTAAAAACAATAAGAAATGAAAAAAGAAAGAAACGAAGAAGGGAAAAAAGTGTTCAGAGGAACATTTGAAGGAGGAAGAGAATTAGCAAGACCAAAACCAAAAGAATTGGGTATTGGAAAGTTGATAAAACAAATAATAAAAGGTAAAAAAACCGAGAAGTAAAAACAAGTGTTATGATTAGTAGTAAAGAGTTCTTAGTGAACAGAGATGAAACGGGTAGACTTATCGTCAAAATGCTTGACGGTACAAACAAACAATATTTTGTTGAGTTTATCGAACCTAAAGGTGGTATTAGAACAGATTGGGGTTCTTACAACCCTAGTACTGGAAACATCGAGAATAAAAAAGGTGCTGGAAAGTTTAATGGTGGTGTATCATTAGAGGATTCAATGATTACAGTTAAAAATGGTTTTAGCCATGAAAATGCTAACACTATACACAAAGGAGCTTCTTTTGAATCTACTATAACAGAAATACACACTAAATGGAGAAAAGAAAATGGTTACAATTAACGAAACAGAAGTAAAGAAAGACTTATTTAGGTCTAAAGCAATGGCTAAGTTTAGTCATTACACAGCTGGTAATTTATATTATCAAGTTGAGTTGGTAGATGGAGTATATCAATTTCCAATATCAACTATTGATATAAATATGAGATACGAACTTGCAACTGATGGTGGTGATGAAATTGAATTTGAAGAAATTACCTTATCAGAAGACTTAGGAACAACAACATTTTCAGCTGAAATAAGAGGTTCTGAATTATCAAGATGGATTTCTAAGGCTATTAAAGCTGAAACATTTATAAAGCTAGGGTAAAACCTAGCATATTGGGGTGTAGCTTAGCGGCTAAAGCACT